GGAAGGAACAGCACTACCAAAGAGGGATGATCTTAAAGAGATCGATCAGTGAATTGCCGGGTGTGGTTATTTATACAGTGGTGAGGTGAAAAACAGAAAATGCTGAACATTACGCCAAATTTAGCGCAGGGCAGGGCATTGAACGCGCTGCGCCAGAACTGGAAGACAACGGCCAGTTTCATGATTTACAGCCCGGTCGGTAGCGGCAAAACCGGACTGGCAGCGTTTATCACTGATGGGCTGGTTAGTCGCTCTATGCGCGTAATGTTTGTGGCTCCGTACACTGTCCTGTTAGACCAGACGGCAAGCCGTTTCGTTGAGTACGGTCTCCCCGCTGATGAGATTGGTTACGTTTGGCGTGGTCACCCTGCGTATGATCCGCAACGCCTGATTCAAATCGCCTCAGCCGACACGCTGATCCGCCGCGAATTCCCGGACAACATCGACCTGTTGTTTATCGACGAAGCGCATCTGAAGCGCAAAAAGATTTTGGAGACGATTGAACACCTGGCTCAAAACACCGCGACGAAAGTGATCGGGCTGTCTGGTACGCCGTTCGCTAAGTTCCTGGGTAATTATTACCAGCGCCTGATCAAGCCGACGACGATGAAAGAGTTGATCGAGATCGGCGCACTGAGCAAGTACGAATTTTACGCCCCATCAACGCCAGACCTGAGCAGCGTTAAAACCGTAGGCAACAGCGACTACGGCTCTGATTACAACGAAACCCAATTATCCAGAATGATGAGCGAAGCCAAACTGGTAGGGGATATTGTTCAGAACTGGCTGGAGAATGGGCAGAACCGACAGACCGTGTGTTTCTGCGTTGACGTCGCACACGCGAATTTTGTTGCTGTCGAATTTAACCGCGTTGGTGTCGCTGCTGAAATCATGACGGCGAAAACACCTCACGACGAACGCCAACTGACTATCCGCCGCTTTGAACAGGGCATCACGAAAATCATTATCAACGTTGGCGTACTGGTTGCCGGGTTCGACAGTGACGTGCGCTGCATCATCTACGGGCGCCCCACCAAATCAGAGATTCGCTGGATTCAATGCCTGGGGCGCGGCCTGCGTACTGCGCCCGGTAAAGATTACTGCCTGATATTCGATCACTCTGGAACCGTGCACAAGCTGGGCTATCCCGACGATATCGAATATGACGGCTTACTCTCCAGTTCTGACGGCATGGAAGACGTCCCGGTCAACGCGTCAAAACCAGACCAGCAAGAACGCCTGCCGAAAGAATGCCCCTCATGCCATTACGTGAAACCTGCCGGTATCTACATTTGCCCCAAATGCGGCTTTAAACCGCTGTCCGGTGAGGATGTGGATACCGACAGGAGTCGCGGCCTGACAAAAGTCAGCAAAACCAAAGAGAAGTTCACAGCAGAAATGAAGCAGGCGTGGTGGTCACAGATTCTCTTCTATCAGCGCATCCGCAGTACACAAGGCAAGCCGGTCAGTGATGGCTGGTGCTCCCATACATATCGCAAGAAATTCGGCGTCTGGCCTAAAGGGTTACACCGCACCCCTATGGAGACTACGCCTGAAGTCATGAATTACATCAAATCGCTGCGCATTGCCTATGCCAAGGCGCAGGAAAAAGCACATAAACAAGAGAAAGCAGCATGAACACAGCAAAAGCGGCTATCGGGCGTTGGCCGGAAATATTCGAATACTATGGGTTACCCCCAGTGACGGGGAAAAACCATTTTAAGGGGGAATGCCCGCTGTGTGGTCGCCGCGGCAAACTCCGTATTGACGACAAGAACGGCACCGGCTCGTACATCTGCGTCTGTGGATCGGGCGATGGCTGGTCAATGCTGACTAAAGCCACGGGAAAGGATTTCAAGACGCTGGCGCCGGAAGTCGATCGTCTTATCGGTAACGTGTTTACGCGTAGCGATGAAGCGCCGCCAAAGAGCCAGACAACGGCTAGCCGGGAAAAGGTTATACGCAAATTCCCAACATTAACCCCATTGCGCAGCACTGACGCCGCTAAATACCTGCTGAACCGTGGCATTACCAGCTTGCCCACCGATGCCGTGCGTTATTGCGACACCCAGCGAGCCGCGGGGAAAACATTCCAGGCTATTTACTCTCTTGCCACTGATGACAAGGGGACGTTGTGTTACCTGCACCGTACACTGCTGGACGGTGACAAAAAGGCGGACATCGGCACATCACAGAAAAAGCTGATGAAGCTGCAAGAGGATAACTATCTGGAACACGCCAACTCAGTGGCCATCCGCATGTTTCCCGTATCGACAACGCTGGGCATCGCTGAGGGCATAGAAACGGCGCTGTCATGCCATCAGATAACGGGCTGCAACACCTGGGCGGTACTGAACACCAATTTCATGAAGAAGTTCCGCGCCCCGCGTGGCGTCACGCACTTAATCATTTTTGCCGACATGGACAACAACGCAGCTGGCCACGCTGCCGCTTTCCTATGCGCCAACGCCAATCTGCTGACAAAAAACGATATTCAGCGGGTATCTGTACGGTGGCCCAAGTCTGGCGACTTCAACGATTTACTGACAGAAGGTCGAGACGTCTATGAACAAACTTTTTACCGGGGCGGTGTTCAATGAAATTACTGCTAAACCCGGTTGTCGTCCCTGAACTGGGGCAGGTTATATTGCGTCCAGGCCGCGATTTACTCCCTATGTTTCGGCAACGCATCGTTGTGGATTCTGCAACGTCAGACCTGAAAGACAAGCCCTCTGGTGTTCTGAAAGCGGAACAGTCGCTGATAAACGATAAGTGGATGCCGTTTCTGACGCATGAACGCGTACTTGATGCCGCTGGTGGAAAAGATGGTCTGATTGCATGGCTGAAACAAGGCGTGGGTTGCCAGTGGGCCGGAGACTACCATCACGAACAGCCGACAATTCTGGAATATGAGCATGGTGCAATTCGTCTGTGCTGGCATCACGATAATGAACTGCGTGAAAATACTGATGGCGTTCGAGGTCACGTAGCACAAAATATCGCGGAGTATGTCGTAATGTCTGCCCGCCGTTGGTTCTATTTCCCTGACAGCCATCAGCTCACTGAACCGGAAATAAGCTGGTGGGCTGTCCTTAAAGGTGTCCCCGACTTACTCCCCGACCACGCTATCCGCGTCAGCCTGCGCATGCCAATTGTCACAGAACAACCCGGCCCGCAACGTGAGTGTGACATCGAATGGGAACGCCCTGCAAACGAAATACTCGACGAGAAAGTCGCAAAGGTTAAACCCATCCTGAAGTTGGTCATCGACGAAGAACCAGCTGCAGGATTCATGCTGCGCCCGAAACTGAAACGTTGGGAACACGAAAGATATACGCGCTGGGTAAAAACTCAAGCGTGCTGTGCCTGTGGAAATCGCGCAGACGACCCGCATCACATCATCGGCCACGGTCAGGGAGGCATGGGAACGAAGGCGCACGACCTGTTTGTTATCCCGCTGTGCCGTTACTGCCATGACGCATTACACAAAGACACAAACACCTGGGAAACCGAGCACGGCAACCAAGTGGAATTACTGTTTCGTTTTCTGGATTGGGCGCTGGGCATCGGCGCGATAGTTATTTATCGGGGGAATAAAAATGCGTGATATTCAGCAGGTATTAGAACGGTGGGGCGCTTGGTCCCGCCAGAGATTAGAAACCGACTTTTCACCAATCGCCGCTGGCTTTAATGGATTATTAAAAGAAAGCGCCAGCCCAGATAGTTGCTGTGATGACGACGCAATGATTATTGATTCGTGCGTTGGAAGGCTACAACAGAAGCGGCCAGACGAGCATGAGCTATTGGAAGATCATTATGTAAAGGGTATTCCCAAAAGAGGGCTAGCCCGGAAACATAAAGTGTCAGAAGGGATGATCCGCATAAAGATTCAAATGGCCGAGGGGTTTATTGATGGGTGTCTTTCGATGCTAAATGTCCGTCTTGAGATGGACCCGTACACCGAGCGAAAAAATATTATCGAACCGGTGAAATAGTATTAGTGCGTTACGCAAAATATGTACTATTGTGATAAGAGTGGTCGCGGTGTTAAGCGGCTTACCTATTTCAAGACCTCGTTTTTAAACGGGGTTTTTTATTGCTGTGAGAAATGGGCGACCGGAGAGTGTTAGCAGCACCCAGCCGATCATTCACTCATGCGGAAAGGTCACAAGCGAACCGAGGCCCACGCTTTAGTGCACAAAGCGGATCGAGCCTACCAAAAACGGTGCTTATGATCTATGAAAAATACTGTAGATTTAAACAGTATTAACCTTGTTAACGCTGACTCTCTTGAATTCATCAAAACCCTGCCGGATAACTGTATTGACCTGATTGCAACCGACCCGCCGTATTATAGGGTGAAGCCAAATGCCTGGGATAATCAGTGGAAAAATGCAGAAGAGTACCTACAGTGGCTCGACACAATGTTTGCGGAATTCTGGCGGGTACTGAAACCAGCGGGTAGCCTGTACCTGTTTTGCGGGTGGCATTTGGCCGCAAATATTGAACTACTCATGCGTGAGCGGTTCGACGTGCTGAATCACATCATTTGGGCGAAACCGTCTGGCCGCTGGAACGGATGTCATAAAGAAGACTTGCGCTCATACTTCCCGGCAACAGAGCGAATTTTGTTTGCTCAGCACTATGCAGGCCCGCGTAGGCCAAAAGCAGACGGATACGTGGTTAAATGTACTGAGTTAAAGCGCGATGTGTTTCGCCCGCTGATTGATTATTTCAGGGATGCCCGCACAGCATTGAAAGTCTCATCAAAGGATATTAACGCCGCGACGGGCAAGCAAATGGCGTCACACTGGTTCAGCGATAGCCAATGGCAATTACCCAGCAAAACGGATTATGAGAAATTACAGAGCCTGTTTTCCCTCATTGCGGTAGAACGGCAACAACGTAATCAGCTTAATAAGACGCACAATACGCTGGTGGATGATTACGCGGCACTATCGCGCCGATACTCTGAGCTGGTGGCCGAATATGAAAGCCTGCGCCGGCCATTCTCTGTTTCAACGCTGGTTCCATACACCGACGTGTGGACCTATCCGCCTGTACAGTTTTACCCAGGGAAACATCCTTGCGAAAAGCCCGCAGAAATGATGCGGGACATTATCGCGGCAAGCAGTCGGCCAGGTGATGTGATAGCTGATTTCTTTATGGGTTCTGGATCAACAGTTAAAGAAGCGATAGCGCTGGGACGTAGTGTGATCGGCGTGGAACTGGAAGCGGAAAGATTTAATCAAACGGAAAAAGAAATTTTAGAGCATCCTGTAATTACATGAAGGCCACCGTAGTGGCCTCTTATCATGCGGCAACAAGTTTGTGCAAGGTTGACGTGTCAACGGTATGCTGAGCTACCCATAGACTGTAATTGTCCTGAAGGTTTAGCCAAAACTTCGCCGAACTACCCAGAACAGTAGACAGCTTTACTGCCATTTCAGGACTGATAGCAGCATTGCCCGCAACAAGACGTTGTACAGTGGAAGGCGCTACACCGAGTGCCCTGGCTAGTTCTCTGATGCTTACGCCCAATTCTTCTAGGGTTTCGGCAATGATTTCCCCCGGATGCGGGGGGTTATGCATAGTCATCAGTGGTAATCCTCATAATTAACGATGTAGGCATTCCCATCGATAAATTCAAATGTAATGCGCCAGTTCCCTGTAACGGTTATGGACCATTGTCCTTTTTTGTCTCCGGTTAACGAGTGGAGACTGTAGCCAGGGCGGTCAATATCCTTTATCTCTTCCGCTGCATCAATAACCGCGAGACGAAGCCTGATTTTCCCAGCTTGTTTTGCATCTATTCCTGCGGTGGAGCCTTTTTCGAAGAACTGACGCAACCCTTTGTGCTTGAAGCTTTTAATCATTAATAGCTTTCCCGCTGTTGCGTCATGCGAAACATTATATCAGGTGTTGCTTGTCACGCAACGATTATTTCATATTAACTAACTCTGGCTCACTTCGGTGGGCCTTTTTCTTTTCCCGTAAATCACACACAGCGCCCCGTACAGCGGAGGTGAGGTCATGAGACGAATGAGCACGATATACAGCAGATTATCGTACGGAACAGGCGCTGGGTTAACTGGCGCTGGCGTGTCAGAAAAGACGTATTCCGCCGCAACAAGCCCAAGCGGATCTTGGTTGATAGTTGAAACAATTTCCGGATTAACACTCAGCGATTGGGCAATCATCGTCGGCATCATCTGTACCGCGGGAACGTTTGCTGTCAACTGGTACTACCGACGCAAGGAATTTCAGTTGAGATCAGGTGGTGCATGATGAGTAAACGCAAGATTGCCGCTGGCGTCGTTTGTTCAGTAGTGATCGCCATTTCTACCGTGCTGTCTTGGGGTAATGTCAAAACCAACAAAGCGGGATTAGAGATTATCGGCAACGCTGAACAATGCCGTCGAGACCCGTATTACTGTCCTGCAGGTAAATTAACTGACGGCCTGGGTAACACACATGACGTTTACGCTGGGAAGACTGACGAGCAGATTTATCGCGATTGGGAACGAAATATTCTGGACGCAGAGAAATGCATCCGTCGATATTTCCGTGGCGACGATATGCCGATTAATGCATTTAGCGGAATGACTAGCGCCGCATTCAATATGGGCTGTCCAACGCTGCGCACATACTACAGCTCCGCACAGAAAAAGCGCGTCGAGACGTCTATTCATAAATGGGCGCAAACCGGCAATTGGGTGAATATGTGCAACCATCTCCCCGATTTCAAAAACGCTGTAGTGAATGGAAAATTCCAGCCCTTACGCGGGTTAGAGATCCGGCGTGAGAAGGAGCGTGAGCTATGTCTGTCAGGACTACAGTAATCGCCGTTCTGCTTGCGCTCATTGCTGTGCTGTCATTCGGCGTCTACTACTACTATGGCGCATACAGTAAAGCCGATCACGATTTGAAGCTGGCTAATGACACAATCAGCGACATGCAAACCCGTCAGCGTGATGTTGCAACGCTTGATGCCAAATACACCGGAGAACTCGCAGATGCTAAAAACAAGCTGGCTGATTTGCAGCGCTGTGTTGCTGCTGGCAAGTGCGGGCTGCGCGTCAACGTCATCAAGCAAGCCGCCGCCACCCCCGGCGTGGATGATGCAACCGGCGCCCGACTTACTGACACCGCTGAACGGGATTATTTCACTCTCAGAGAGCGAATCGAAACCATCACAAGGCAACTGACCGGATTGCAGCAATACGTCCGTGAGCAGTGTTTGAAATAACCGAGTATTAATCAAGGGGCCATATCGTGAACCCCAAGCGGCTGAATAATGTGGCTACTTCAAGGATTTTATCGTTTCTTCAATTTTTCCGGAAAGAATGGCGAATGAGTCTTCAGCCTGGAATTCGTCAGCTTGAAACCTTGCGATATCTTTCTTTATTTCAATAATTTTCGACGAATCATTTTTATCTTTAAAGACGATGCCGCCCCCAAAAAAAGAAAAATATCCCTCACCTCTTTGGTAAATAGGATTGTCGCTTAAGATGGGGTGTTTCTTTTGAGGATCTAAACTTTGTATGACATACATTTTTATGTCATATCCCTTATCTTCAATTATCGGGGCTGTTTTATCGATAATGCATTTAGCTCTTTTTGTGACCGTCATGGTGTAGTCATTTTCAAGTCCGCCAGCGTTACGAAGTTCAGCTAATTTGTACTCTGCGCCACAATATGCCTTGGCAAGAACTAAAATGGCTTCTGTATTTGATTGCATGTGTAATCCTTATTTGCTGGGTAGTGACATTAGTTAAATCGAATTTATTGGTGACAATAATGCCAGCACGAATCCCTCGATCATGTCGAAAACACGGCTGTAGCAACACAACCACCGAACGTTCAGGCTACTGCGAACAACACCGTAACACTGGATGGGAGAACCATCAACAAGGCAAGAGCAGGCACGAGCGCGGCTATGGTAACGACTGGACGATAAGACGCGCTCGCATACTGAAGCGTGACAATCATCTGTGCCAGGAATGTTTACGCAAGGGCCGGGCGGTGGCAGCTACCACGGTTGACCATATCAAACCAAAGGCACACGGTGGCACGGATGATGATTCAAACCTCGAAAGCCTGTGCTGGCCGTGTCACCGCACCAAAACAGGGCGTGAATGATTCAAATGAAAGTCATTCTCATCAGGGGAGGGGCGGGTCAAATCTCTACAGCCCAGGCGCCATAGTACCGCTGCCTAGGTCAGATTTTTATGCGTCCGAAATAAGGAATTTTTTTTCGATAACTTTTAACATTTGAGGTGCTCCCATGGGAACAGCAATGAGAGCGGCTGGTGGGGGCAGAAAACGCAAGACCACGACAAAAAATAAGAGCGGACTCACGCGAATATCTCCGCCTCCCGACTTGATGAGTGATACCGCGATCAGGATATGGAAAACGCAAAGCAAAATTCTGATAGAGCGAGGTACTTTTGAATTAGAGGATGCGCCGCTGTTGCTTGCATACTGCAATTCATTTCATCTGATGATCACTGCTGAAAAAGTTATTGCCGCTGCCGCCGAACGCGATTTGGAAAATAAGGGGCTGACGGATTTGGGGGGATCTGGCGGATTAAAAAAACATCCAGCCGTGGCCGTGCGTAATGATTGTGTTTCACAGTTGGCCCGCCTGGGCTCTTTACTCGGCCTTGATCCACTCAGCCGTATAAGAATGATTGGCGGCAAGGACGGCGACGAAGAAGAGAATGAATTCGATGAGTTTTAACTATGGCCTCATACCCGAACGTGAATGCCGCCCAGCAATACGCGCGGGAGGTCATTAATGGAAAAATCCCCGCCTGCAAATATGTGATCGCAGCTTGCCAGCGACACTTCAATGATATCGAAAAAGCAAAAAATAAAGATTGGCCCTATCGTTTTGACAGAGACAAAGCTGAACGAGCATGCCGATTTATCCAAAGATTGCCTCATACAAGTGGCAAGTGGGCTAAACAGAAATTAAAGATCACGCTGGAGCCGTGGCAGCAGTTTATTTTCTGTATGGTGTTTGGTTGGGTTAAGAAAAAAAATAAGATGCGCCGGTTTCGTGAGGCGTATACAGAAGTTCCCCGTAAAAATGGTAAATCCCTATTCGCTGCTGGTGTCGGCACGTTTATGTTTTGTGCGGATGATGAATACGGTGCGGAGGTGTATTGCGGTGCAACAACCGAGCGTCAAGCGTGGAAGGTGTTCCGTCCCGCGCTACTGATGGCTCAAAAACTCCCTAATCTGCGTAAGCGGTTTCAGGTAAAACCCTGGGCCAAGAAAATGACTCGCCCGGACGGATCGGTATTTGAACCGATTATCGGCGATCCGGGTGACGGTGACTCGCCATCCTGCGCATTGATTGATGAATACCATGAACATGCGACAGATACCCTATACACCACGATGACTACGGGTATGGGGGCGAGGGCGCAGCCGCTGGCATGGATTATTACCACCGCGGGGTTTACGCTGGAATGCCCGTGCTATGAAAAACGTCGCCAGGTAACGGAAATGCTGGACGGTATTCTTCCCAATGAAGAGCTGTTCGGCATTATCTACACGCTGGATGATGGAGACGACTGGACCAAACCCGAAGCGTTGGCCAAAGCAAACCCTAATATGGGTGTGTCGGTTGAAGAAGATTATCTGCTGGCGCAACAGCGGCTGGCGATCGATGTTCCATCACAGACAAACAAGATTAAAACCAAGCATTTTAATCTTTGGGTTTCAGCAAAATCAGCCTATTTCAACCTGGAAAAATGGAAGGGATGCGCTAACACATCATTAAAAATTGGCGATTTCTATGGAGAAGAAAGCCATTTAGGTATCGACCTGGCATCAAAACTGGATTTGAACTGTGTTTGCCCGGTATTTACCCGCGTTATAGAGGGGCGTACACATTATTTCTGTGTAGGTGCTCAGTTCTGGGTGCCAGAGGAAACCGTATTTTCTCCCGATCCTCAGTTGAAACGTACCGCCGAGCGTTATCAAAAATTTGTGAATATGGGGAGGCTCATATCCACTGATGGCGCAGAGGTTGATAATCGTCAAATATTTGAACATATCGTCTCAATGAATGAGACGGTGAAGGTAATGAGTACCCCGATAGACCCTCATGGTGCAACCAGCATATCCCACTCTCTGGCTGATGAAGGGCTTAATCCGATAACCATCATTCAGAACTACACCAACATGAGTTCTCCCATGAAAGAACTGGAAGCGGCTATCGCCTCCGGGCGTTTTCATCATGACGGCAACCCAGTTATGACATGGTGTATCAGCAACGTGGTGGGAAAACAAATCCCAGGCAGTGATGATGTTGTGCGACCTACCAAAGAGGGTGATGAAAACAAAATCGATGGCGCAGTGGCTTTAATCATGGCTATAGGCCGGGCGATGCTTAACAAAGAAGAAAGCCTTTCCGATCGTATCGAATCCCACGGGATACGCTCACTGTAATGGAGCGCCATACGGCGACAATCTTATGTTTCTAACGTTATTGGCCCTAATTGTAGGGATCATTGGTGCCGTGCTGCTGTCATTCGGTGCCTGGCTCCTTTATCCGGCGCTGGGATACATGGTTGCTGGCGGTCTTTGCCTGTTCTGGTCATGGCTAGTATCCCGCTCTCTGGCAGGTTTTCAGGCTCATAGTGGTGAGAGAGGTAAGTAATGTTTTTCCCGAACCTGTTTAAATCAGCAAAATCAGACAGCACGCCGATTACCACTCCCGCCGAACTAGCTGAAATGGCGGGGCTGACATATGACACTTACACCGGACTGAAGATCGGCAGTCAGAAAGCCATGAGACTGACAGCTGTTTTCGGCTGCGTCCGCGTGCTGGCGGAATCAATCGGCATGTTGCCCTGTAATTTGTATAAGGCAACAGATAAAGGGAAAGAAAAAGCCACAAAGGAACGGTTATTCAAGCTGCTATCCCTGAAGCCTAACGATTATATGACTCCACAAGAATTTTGGGAGTTACTTATCACGTGCCTTTGTCTGCGGGGTAATTTTTACGCTTATAAAGTCAAGGCGCTAGGTGAGGTGGTGGAGTTATTGCCGCTCGATCCCGGTTGTGTTCAGCCAAAGCTGGATAGTAATTGGCAACCGGTTTATCAGGTTACCTTCCCTGATGGGAAATCTGATGTGTTGGGACAAGATGATATCTGGCATGTCCGCATACTGACGCTGGATGGGCTGGTGGGGCTAAACCCAATAGCGTATGCGCGTGAGGCGATATCGCTTGGACTGGCAACCGAAGAGCACGGTTCCCGTTTATTCAAGAATGGCGCAGTAACGTCCGGCGTTCTGCGAACCGATCAAGTGTTGACCGATGCAGCGTACGCCCGATTGAAAAATGATTTTGAAGATCGACATACCGGGCTGGGCAACGCTCACCGTCCGATGATCCTAGAAATGGGCCTTGACTGGAAATCGATGGCGTTGAGTTCCGAAGACAGCCAGTTTCTTGAAACACGAAAATTCCAGCTTGAGGAAATTTGCCGGCTGTTCCGTGTTCCCATGCATATGGTGCAAAACACCGATCGGGCCACTTTCAGCAATGTAGAAAATCTGGGTATCGGCTTTATCAATTACAGCCTTGTGCCGTATCTGACGCGCATTGAGCAGAGGATTAACACAGGACTGGTGCGGGAGTCGAAGCAGGGTACGTTTTACGCCAAGTTTAATACTGGCGCGTTGCTGCGTGGGGATATGAAATCCCGTTTTGAGGCATACGCCACGGCAATAAACTGGGGTATGTACTCGCCAAACGACTGCCTGGAGCTGGAAGATCGCAATCCTCGCCCCGGAGGTGATGTCTATCTAACCCCTATGAACATGACAACCAAGCCGTCTGCCAGCGATAAGCAGGGGGCAACAGAGGAAAATAATAATGACGATGACAAAACAGCGTCTTGATGTCCCTTTAAAAATCAAGGCCGTCAGCGATTCCGGCGAGTTTGAGGGTTACGGCTCTGTTTTCGGCGTCAAAGATAGCTATGACGACATCGTTATGCCGGGAGCATTCACGGGATCATTACAGGCGTGGAATGAAAAGGGCTCATTACCGGCCATGTTATGGCAACACCATACCGATGAGCCGATCGGTATCTATACAGAAATGAAAGAGGACGAAGTGGGACTGTTTATTAAAGGGAGGCTGCTTATCGACGACGATCCCCTGGCAAAACGTGCTCACGCCCACATGAAGGCCGGTTCTTTAACCGGCCTTTCTATTGGATATCAGCTTAAGGATTGGGAGTATGACCGGGATAAAGGGGCGTTTCTGTTAAAGGAAATCGATCTTTGGGAAGTCAGCCCGGTTACGTTCCCGTCAAACGATGAAGCCCGTGTCAGCGATGTTAAGTCAGCGCTGGCCCGCGGTGAAACCCCGACACAGAAAAGTATTGAACGAGTCCTGCGCGATGTTGGGCTCTCCCGCACCCAGGCTAAAGCCTTTATGTCTGGTGGCTATGGCGCCCTGTCTCAGCGTGAAGTTGATGGCGTGGGCTCTGCATTGAATGCACTGAAATCCCTTAATTTTTAATCCGGAGTACATTATGTCAGTAGATATTAAAGACGTTGAACAGGTCGCGCAGGACTTGCAGAAGAAATTCGATGAGTTCAAGGAAAAAAACGACAAGCGCATTGATGCTGTAGAGCAGGAAAAAGGCAAGCTGGCGGGTGAAGTCGAAACTCTCAACGGCAAACTGGCTGAACTGGATGCGCTGAAATCCTCTCTGGAAGAAGAGTTGAAAGCAGTTAAACGTCCGGGCGGCGGTACACAAAGCAAGGCGGTTTCTGAGCACAAAACCGCGTTCTTGCAATTTATCCGTAAGGGCTCAGAAGACGGACTGCGCGAATTGGAACAAAAAGCCTTACAGACCGGCGTTGATGCAGACGGTGGTTATGCCGTACCGGAAGAACTGGATCGCACTTTGCTGGATATCCTGAAAGATGCAGTAGTGATGCGTCAGGAAGCCTCAATCATTACGGTAGGCACCAGTGATTATAAGAAACTGGTGAACCTGCATGGCGCTGCATCCGGGTGGGTGGGTGAAACTGATGCCCGTCCCGCAACCGATACGCCGAAACTGGCACAGATCACCCCATTCATGGGGGAAATCTACGGTAACCCGCAAGCTACCCAAACGATGCTGGATGACGGATTTTTCGATGTCGAGTCATGGATTAACAGTGAGTTGGCGCTGGAATTCGCAGAACAGGAAGAAGTCGCGTTTACGGGCGGCAATGGCGAGAAGAAACCAAAGGGGTTTCTGGCCTATACGTCTGCGGTGGACGACGACAAAACCCGCGCCTTTGGTACGTTGCAGCACATCCAGTCTGGTGCTGCCGCTGGCGTGACCGCCGACGCAATCATTAAGTTGGTGTACACGCTGCGCAAAGTGCATCGCACTGGCGCCAAGTTCATGCTGAACAACAATACGTTATTTCAGGCACGCATTCTGAAAGACAGCGAAGGTAACTATTTGTGGCGCCCTGGTCTGGAGCTTGATCAGCCGTCCACGCTGGTTGGTTACGGCATTGCTGAAAACGAACAGATGCCGGATGTTGCGGCAGATGCCAAGGCGATTGCATTCGGTAACTTCAAACGCGGTTACACCATTGTTGACCGTATCGGCACTCGCATCTTGCGCGACCCGTATACCAACAAGCCGTATGTCGGTTTTTATACCACCAAGCGCACAGGCGGAATGTTGACTGACTCGAATGCCATCAAACTGATGCAGATCGGCGCGGCATAATCAAAGGGGCTTCGGCCCCTGTTTTCGGAGAACGGCATGATTAAGTTACTGAAAGACATTAAGTGGTCGCCGGATGGGATCAGCGTTAAGACATTCAAGGCTGGCGAATACGATGGTTTACCGGCCCGCGTGGTAGAGATTGCCGAGCAGTTGGGTATTGTTGACGAAGACGGCAATCAACATAATGCTGGTCAGCAGCCAGAGCAGCCAGAGCAGCCAGAGCAGCCAGAGCAGCCAGAGCAGCCAGAGCAGCCAGAGCAGCCAGAGGCCAAGAAAAGTAAAAAATAACCCGATTCGTCGGGTTTTCTTTGGAGATTAATATGATCCCCTCACTCGAAGAACTGCGGGCGCAGTGCCGGATTGATGTTGATGAAGGGGCGGATGATGTTTTACTTACTATTTACGCCGAGGCGGCTAGGGACAAGGCGGAAAAGTACCTTAATCTTCCGTTATTCGACGAATCTGTGCCAGAAGATGCCGACAAAGGCATGGTGATTAATGCAAGCGTAAAGTTGGCGATCATGCTGGCGGTTGGTCACTGGTACGAAAACCGGGAACAGGCGAGAGAGGGGCAACTGAGCGAAATACCAATGGGATTTTATAGTCTGTTGGATGATTACAGGTGGGGGCCAGGCACATGAAAGCCGGAAGACTACGCCACCGCGTCACCATTCAGAACTTCACAACAACCCGAGATGCTGGCGGTCAGCCGATCGAGACGTGGAGTGATGGTGCGACAGTTTGGGCCGAGGTCGCTCCTATCAGTGGCCGTGAACTGGTTGCCTCTGGCGCAGTATCTGCCGAGGCAACAATTCGCGTATGGATGCGATTTCGTCGTGATGTGTCCGCTGTATCCCGTCTGCTGTGTCTCAATGGACCATTCAAAGACTTAACACTGGATATTATCGGCCCGCCGATCCCGGACGGCAAAAGCACCCGGCTGGAAATATTGTGTAAACAGGGGGTGAAACGTGATTGATTTTGGCCTCGATTTTTCCGGACTGAACGATATCGCTAAGGATTTGGAAACCCTCAGCAGAGCGGAAAACAACAAGGTTTTGCGTGATGCGACTCGCGCTGGAGCTGATGTTCTGAAAGAAGAGGTTATTGCCCGAGCTCCTGTTCGCACCGGGAAAATGAGTAAAAACGTTGTGGTGCTGACCCAGAAGTCACGGCGCCGCGGCGAAATCTCATCCGGCGTGCATATTCGCGGCGTTAACCCGAATACCGGGAACAGTGACAACAAAATGAAAGCCAGCAATCCGCGTAATTCGTTTTACTGGAGATTCGTTGAAATGGGTACGGCCAAGGCCCCTGCACATCCATTTGTTCGCCCGGCGTTCGACACAAGGCAAGAAGAGGCCGCGAATGCCGCCATTGCGCAAGCTAATCGCGCTATCGACGAGGTATTGAGTAAATGACCGAAACCGACATTTACCCGTTAATCTCCGCGCTGGCGGGCGGCAATGTTTATCCGTATGTCGTCCCGCTGAACAGCGAGGGTGAGCCAGCCATTTCACCGCCGTGGGTAGTCTTCTCGTTCGTGTCTCAACCGTCAGCCGATGTGCTGTGCGGTCCGGCAGAAACGACATCATCCGTTCAGTTTGATATTTACGCGAAAACCATCGCGCAGGCGCGGGAAATTCGCGGCGAGGTCATCGCGGCATTGTCGCCTCTCAGTCCTGGTAACCAGATGTTAACGCATGGGAATGATCCTGATACTGGATTGTACCGCGCTACAGCAGAGCTACAGTTCGTCGACTAACTCATACACCATCACCATCCCAACCCGCCATTGAGCGGGTTTTTTATTTGGAGAAAACCCATGACGAGTAAATATGAAAAAACGCAGGGTACGCAGA